GTCCATTTCAATCCGGGGTACAATAAGGGTGTTTGTCACTTCGCTGATAAGTTCCAAACGAGCATCTTGCCATAAGTTGAACGCAACGGGCTTGTTTAAAACTTTCATGACTCGCACGATTTCCTCAACAATCTCGTTATATTCTCCCTCTGGGTATGCCCGCAACTCTCGTGCGACACACGCCAATATTTGCCTTTGGTGATCAAAGGAGTTGTTTTCCATCCAATAGAGCATCCGACAGATCGCCGTTTTCCTCAATTTTCCGTGGGGCCTGCTCGAATTCGTGTCGAAGACGAATTTTCTCCCTAAAAACTCCAGTGATGCTATGTCTTTAACGGCATAGGCTTCTCCTGTTTTGTCAGCTGGTGTAACACTTACTCCAAGCGCAAGAGCATGGGTCTCAAAAGTGGTGAAGTTGAAGACTTCAGCCATTTTGTTATGGACCGCGACAATGATATCATCTCCATGGGTGTAGAAACGAATCACTCTCTCTTGTTCTTCCGATTGGATGTATCCATGAGGGCTAACAATTTTCCTCATGGGTCCGTTTTCTTCATCCAAACATTTTAAAAGCACGGCATAAACGATGATGTCGTTCAACCATGAATCTCCAATGTTGGTAGGGAAAACTCCCGACGCCTGATCTCCATCAGCCAAATACACATTTCCCTCAAAGAGATAGAATTTCACTTTGAGGTCCTCAATGCACATCTTGACGAGATTCTGGTCTTTTTCACTAAATCCATTGCATTTTGCAAGTGTGACCAACACTTCTCCAAGCACATCCCACGCCCAGTGGGGGATCTTCTTGTCGAATTTCGAATAATCGACATCAAACCCTTGTTCTCCAACCTCCCTCAGGCGTTCGTACAAAACTCCAAATTCTGTATACACATTGATTCCAGTTGTGTGGTGTTGATGGGGTGTATACCTGTTTTTCATAGCCATCACTTGAAGGTATCCTAGTACCTTCCTTTGGGCCAAGAACATGTGGAACGCTTCATTCAAAAACATCCTGCTATTTCCAGCACGTACTTTCCTCAAGGGAAGACACTCCACTTTCAGGTTGGCATCTACCAAGCGAAAGGCTCTCTCGCCTCTTTCCCAGGCGTTCAAGATCGCGTTATACTTTGATCTAAACTCCTGTCCTTCTTTCGTTGCCAAAAACTTCCAGTGAGTTTCCTCTCCTTCGGCGGCTCCTTCAAGCAAATCGCTCTTGGTTGAGATGTTACGTCTATTCCATGGGAATCCAGGACTCGTGTCTCCTCTCAAAGGTGCCAAATATCCACCATCAGGTCCTTCTTTGATTCCGTTCAAGGCTTCTTCGTCTGTCAGTATTCTCCACTTCTCTGAATCTGCCTGCATCTTCCACATTCCGAATACTGATTGTACCAATCGGTCTTTAAAGTCTGGATCCAGTTCTTTTTTGTCACCTGAAATAAAAGCCAATTGTTTTGCTCCGAGGGATGGTATTCCTCTCGAGTCGCAAGGCAATTCATTCCATGCTTCTGCTGAGATCCTAGGATCTCTGTGTGTGACTGGTGCTGGTGCTTGGTCATCTGGAAAGATTTCACGATTCAAATGTCTACTCAAATCACTCCGATGTTTGTCTGGTTTTCTCGTATGAGAAGGTACATACCCCTCTTTTGAATAGCCAATGAACTGCAACCTTTCCGTGTCGTCAAAGTCATATCCTCCATCCGTGAGATTCTCAATGATTTTTTGGTCATCCGTTTCCACATTCCACTGATATCCTTTCATTGCCATAACATTGGGTTGCTCCGGAGTATAGGCTTGGGGCTGAGGATCCGTACAACTCGTAAGAGCATGTAAGTCTTCCTGAGATACCGTAGCCGCAATAGCTGTTCCATCAACTCCTGATCCGATATGAATACCCAAAATTTGTCTGAGTGCTCCTAAGGGCTTGTCCGTCATGTAAATCAGTCCGCAATCTCCTTCCTTGGTGAATCTTGTCGCGGAGCAATGGCTTACCATTCCCAGTCTTTCCGAAGCTGTCCAGCTTGAATAGGTCGATTTTGAGAACGTTGTCTTATTTACAAACCTCCATTCCAAGTCCAACAATTGAACATTTAGATTGTATGGCATGTATAACAAACTTCTCGATGGCACATGCATCTCATATTGATTGCAAAAGTAGGGAATCAGATTCGCTCCTTTTGGAAAACACATATCAAGAACACGTACTACCGCAATGTCTCGTTCCGTTAATCTCGCTACTGGCTCCACCACAAATGACTGGATATATCCGTTGACTTTCTTGTGAATTTTCCAATCAGTATCCGCCAACAAAATGT